TTCTCATCACGCATAAACGTTACAAGTTTTCATTGTAACGCTTTCATTTTCCCGAGAATTAAAGTACTAAAAACATGTAACAGATTGCATATATCATCGGGGATGTAACGGGAATTTGTGCACTTATAATTTGCACGCTATCTTGGAAGGTATTATCTTTGTCCAAATTCTCATCACGCATAAACGTTACAACATGGCAAGAAAGGCCGTTCAGGGACTACAATTTTATTTCAGGTTGAGGGGGAAAAATCTTCAACTTGTTCCCTCTTATAATAGTGCATTTGTCCGTTGTGGAAAACCAACGAGCACAGATATAACCATTTCCAATTCTCGTTTTTGGGATTCTGAAAATCGTTGCCTTGTCGTTCCAATGAACATAACTAAGGCAGAAGAAGAAGAAATAAAACGTGCGCAGAAACGCATTGAGGAAATCACTGCAAAGTTGCAAGGATTAGAAATTGCGATTCAGGAGAACACAGATTGGAGCGGTGAATATATTGAGAAGAAGATAAAAGCAATTGCACAGAATGAACATGAGCTTGCGTTCTCGGTGGTTGAAAAGTTCTGCACAAGCACCTATTATTATAATGATTTCTATTTCTATTTAGAGCGCATTTGCCGCTATAAAACCAAGAATGATTCATTGACCCTTGACCGCAACGCAACGCCAAAGGATTTGACCCTTTTTCTATATCAGAACGGCGTGAAAGATGTACACTTGGAGAAGTTTTCAAGCGTCGATTTTAAGGCGTTATTGAAGATGATTGGAGGTTCTACAACAACACAGAACAACCATATCACCAATATAAAGATGTTGTTCAATCATTCATTGGGGAATGACCGTTCACGCTTCTCAGACATTAAGAAAACACCCAAAAACGCACATTCACTCACAAACGCATTGAAAGAGAAACGCCCAATCGTTTATTTGCAATTAGAGGAACTCAAAAAGATAACGGCGTTTTGGTTGGAAGGCTACAACACACAAACAACCAATAGCGGAAATATAGGACTATTTTTAATAGAATCATATATCGGGTGTAGATATATGGACGTTGGTACTGTGTTTCAGGCAATCGCGGACAACTATACAAACATAGTTCAGGATATAAAGAAGCAAGGCTATTCCCAAATTACCTATAGGGCAAGAAAAAACAAAATGTTGTGCCACCCGCTCATTTTTCCGCAAGTGGTAGATATTTATAATAAACTACTTCAAGATAAGCCGTTTTTGCGCGCGCTCATGCCAAAGATTCAGATTCAGGCAAAGATAAATCGCTTGTTATATGAATATGAAATCGGCAACTATAATGATGAAGAGTTTGCACGCTATGTTGTAAATACTCTTGCTTGCACTGAACAAGGCAGCAAATCGATTGAACGATATAAGGTTCATAAGGACGCAAAACGTCTGTGCGATGAAATAAAGAACGTCCGTTTCTTTCCTCAGACATACAACGACCATATCAAGCGATTTTTGTCGTTCTGTGTTGATATATGCCCCTCGTTGAAAGAAGAGATTGGCGGCAATAAAAAAGGGGAATACATAACGCAACCAAAATATAAGTGGTGGGGGTCTCATAGTGCAAGACATACATTCACCAACCTTCAATTATCTCTCAATGTTCCGACGGAAACGATAATTGCAAGCACGGGACACAAAACAGATGAAACCTTGAAGAGTTTCTATCTTCAACAGAAAGAGATCGACAACCTGAGAAAACGGCAAGCGGCCGCGGTTGGTGATTCTCTCAAAGACGCATTCAAAATGCAATAATCTGACATTCTATTTATATATTTTTCTTTTTATTTTCTCCTCTGTATAAACCACTTGGTTTATATGGAGGTTTTTTTGTGCACTTTTTTCTCGTTTTTCTTCCTCAATGCGTGCATTTTCTCGTTATCGCACTATTTATATATAAATAAAGAAAAAAGTATATGAAGAAGAGATTAGAATTATTGATTACAATTGCGTTGGTTTTATGCGCGTTGTTCTGCTTACTTACATACTTCAATGTCTCTTGGTTTGTTGTGTTATTTGCTTCACATTGCCTTGAAACAATCATCGGTTTAATCCTCGGTTTTGCCGTGGCAATTCTTATTTATGATAATGAAGATAATGATGAGAAGAGATGACAAGCGCAGCAGTAGAAGAAAGAATCAATCATCAGGAGATGAAAGATTTCCAACTCGCAAAGAAGCTCCTAACTTCTCATTTTAATGCGCAAGGCGTTGAGGCGCTGAATTTCAAACCAAGAGAACGAGGGTGCAGCGTTGACGCTCTTATTGAGGTTCAATATAAGAATGAGAAACGCACCCTTAATTTGGAGATAAAGGAGCGGCACAAGAGCAATACTATGATTAAACGCTTCCCATTTGCAGAATTGAAGGTTGAGAAGCTCAATCTAATGCGATTGGAGAATAGCAAGAATGGGGGTGATTTGAAATATCTTTCCCTTTATACCAATGAAGAAAACGGAGAACTTGAATGCGCGTTCTTCTTTGACCTTAAAGACAAAGACATTCAGAACGACAATTTCCCAATGCGTGATTTCAATTCAGGAGCTTACAAGAAAGAAGATGGATTTCAGCAGCCCCAAGATGTCAATTTGAAGTTTGACATTCAGGGCATTCCCTTTGTAGGAAAGAAGATGGTGCAGTACCAAACAGATTATCACTATACTTACATGAAGATAAAGAACACGCAATTTGATGAGAAATCGGGTATTTGCGAGAAGTTGGTGCTAAACATTCCCCTCCGATTTGCCAAAATCATATATCTCAATTCCAAGTATCAAGAAAAATACTCCTTTTTATTTGGGAATTCCGACAATAAGAAGTATAATTATAATATAAGAACAACATGCCAACAATAAACAAGCCCAAGAAGAATTATTCAAGGAAGAAGCACGGTGTTCATGAGCTTATCCAAAAGCACGTTTACTCAACCACAAGATGGCAACGCGTTAGAAAGGCATACTTCATGGAACACCCCCTTTGCGAGCGTTGTTTGGCAGAAGGTAGAACAAAGGAAACAGAGGAGATACACCATATCATTCCACTTAAAACGTGCAATGGTGATTTGAATTATCTGCTTCAACTCGCTTTTGATTATGACAATAACCTAATGGCTTGTTGTACGCAATGTCATGAAGAAATCCACGCGGAAATGCGTGCAAAACACAAAAGAAAACTCACGCCGTGAAGGCGTTATTTCATTCATATCAGTTGTTTTTTTTTCACGCCCAAGTTGCCAAGTATTGGTGATTTGGGCATTTTTTTGTGGAAAAATTTGACTTCTCATCTCGTTGTGAGTATAATTTATATATAACAACTATTTATTTGTTGAAAAAATAACAAACAACGATATGAGAAATAATTTAAGCACTATTGCATATCAGGCAAAGCCCAAAGAAAACGTTGGGAAAATCACATTTCAAGAACATGATAATCTAAATGTTGGACAAACGCTCGCTTTGTTATGTATTGGGCGTTGTCTATGCGCAAATTATAAGCATAAAGGGGATAACCTAAGAATGCACGAGAAGAAAGCTGATAATTTCATTTCAACGCATTTTGTGTTTGTGGATTGCGATGGTTCAGATATTGGCGCAACTGAATTTACTTCTTTAATCCATGAAGAATATAAGCCAACGTGCTATTATTCCTCATATAGCGATGATAAGAATGGAACTCGTCGCTTTCATCTCCTTTGGTTCTTTGATGAGCCGCTGAACTATATTCAGGCACAGACAACGGGCAAATTTCTAAATTCCGTATGTGTAAAAGCAGCAGAGGAAAAAAATGTCGCAATCGATACTTGTAACAATCCCTGCCAAATGCTTTTTGGGGCGTTTATGCCAAATGAGAAGGGCAACACTAATAAGCTGTACACATACAATGAAATTATCTCCTCTGATGAGTTTCAAGAGTTTGATATGAATGATATTGAGGAGAAGGAAGTGAAACACGCTCACAAGGCCAAAAAGACGGCAAAGAATAGAGAGAATGTTCCTTTCATTGATCTCAATATGATTAAAAGTTTCCTTGGAGATTCAGACGCTGTATTTTTTGAGAAGCACCAAAATACATATTTCAAGGGGTGGATGAATTATCGCTATGAAAAGCCCAATGAATGGTTAACAACGGGTTCAGGGATTGCCTACCAATATACAGACGAGAATTATTTTGCGTTACCTTATTGGATTCACAACGGGCATTTCTCGGAATCGTCCTCAGAAAGCATTAAGAATTGGTTCATGCGAGAATTGGCTATTTCAATGCTTATAAATCAGGGGTGCGATATTAACCGCGTTGCATATCGGTTGCTTTTGAAGGTAAGAGAGCAAAACGTGGTTTCAGAAGGTTTGCTTGACCAACATGCGATTGTTTCAGCAATGGAATGCGCTGCAACCATGACAACAGAAGAGATTGAAAAGGAATATGCTGATCGCCTTTCATTTTTGCGGAAATGCTCAGTGCTCAAATCGGGAATCATCATCAGGAAGAACAAAACCAATCGTGATATCGGATATAGCACGCTATTATCCCAAGTAAAAAAGGAATTGGTGCTTTCTGTTGTTTCAGGACAAGAAAGCCCCCAAGAAGCCCTTGCGATTGTGGAACAGAATGAAAAGACAAAACGTTTGGGGATAACTTTGAATTGGATTCAGAAGCTCTATTGCGAGAAGGGATTTGCCCAAGAGAAACAAATGACCAAAGTAGGCATGCAGTTGAAAGCGATTAGAGAGGTTCTAAAGGAGAATCCTGATATTGCACAACGCGCAATTTTGAAGAAGTTGCAAGATAAAGGAATTTCAATCGCGCTTTCTACTTTACAAAGTCGATTGAAGGAGATAAAGATGACCACTTAGTTTTTATATATGTGTTTGTACCACTATGCGTTTATAACGTGTGGTGGTTTTTCTTTGTATATCGGTTTTGACCGATTTTTTCTTTCTGATATAACATTCTTCTCGGTTCACCTCTATATGGTAAAAGGAAAATGTCGGTCAAGCGCAACATAACCATAAATCCACCCTACAAAAAAACAACCTATGGATTATGACAAAGTGGAATAATCCCCATAACATAGGGATAACACCAATACGGGATTATATCAATCATAGCAATACATATCCAAGGATAACCGATTATCAAGATACAAGCACACATGAACGAGTAAAAACGAGTTCATACATGAATGATGAGTGAAACGAGTTCATGAATGTAATACTTGAAAGGAAAGCACCCTATATAAAACCATATAAAGGATATAACCAATACAACAATCGCAGATTGCATTATATCTTATCTCCAACGATAACCGATTATCAACGTTTATATCCGTTCTACTGCATTATATCGTTCATTATGGGGAAACGTTCATGTGGTGGTATTATAGCGCTTATATGAAGGAAAAAACGCAATTAAATATCCCCGCAACCTTGACAAATTCCAAGTATCGCACTATTTATTATAAAGGACAAATGAAAAACGACAATGAAGAGAAAACCAAACAGCGCAAACAGCTATTCAGACGCTTTAATTGCGGGATTGATAGAACGTTATGGGGTGGTGAATGATGAGAGCAATGAAGTGGAAATACCTGATGAGTGGTATTATCTCATCGACACGTTCAAAATGCAATATAACCTCCAAAAGCAATGTGAGAAGGAAATCCGTGAACATGGGATTTGTAATTATGAAGGAGGGGCAAAGCGACACCCCCTATTAACCACATTGAAAGAACTTGTTGCTTCCAATATGCGCATTCTTAATCTCATCGGGGCTAATCCATATTATAGAGAGCGTTGCAAGCCCAAGGAACAGAATGATTCAGAAATAAGCGCAGAAGATTTCATCAGCGCATTAACCTCAAATCCATATGAAGGAGAAGAGTGATTCAAAAGGCACTGATTCTCTTCTCAAATACAAGCAATATGCGTTGGACGTTCAAAGTGGCAAGATAACGGCAAATCGATACATAAAACAAGCAACCAAACGTTACCTTGATTGGTTCTCTCGTTCTGATATGGAGTTTAGGCCACAAGCCGTTGATCGGGTGGTGAATTTCATTTCAAAGCTCAAACATTTCAAGGGTGAACACGCGGGGAAACAATTCCAATTATTAGACTTCCAAAGATTCATAATCGCAAATATGTTTGGTTTCTATTGGAAAGATGAAGAAGGCAAACCAAAGAATCGGCGTGTTGTTCAATATGTTTGGTTTGAGGTGGGAAGAAAGAACGGAAAAACGGCTCTTGCTGCTGCGATTCTTCTATATATGATGATTGCGGACGGTGAACAATCAAGCGATGTTTATTTTCTCGCAAACAGCCACAAACAAGCATTACTTGCCTATGACTATGCGCATAAATTCCTCGGTGGTTTAGACCCCAAGAACAAGCTATTTCATCGTTTCAGGGACTCTATTAAGTTCCCGATGACCAATTCTCAAATTAGTTGTCTTGCTGCAGATTATAAGAGGCTTGACGGAAGTAATCCCCACGCGTTTCTGCAGGATGAATACCACGAGTGTTCAACTGAAAAGATTTATGCAAACATGTGTTCAGGCATGCAAGGTCGTCGCAATCCAATGGGAATTATAATCACGTCCGCGGGCTTTGACATGAACGGCGTTGCCTATACCAAGAGAAAAGAGATGATTGAGATTCTGAGCGGAAAAGTGCAAGATGATTCACAACTCGTTTTTATCTATTGTCTTGATGAGGGGGACGACTATAAAGACCCAAATACATGGGAGAAGGCAAATCCGAGCTTAAATCAGACCCTTTACCCTGATAAATTACAGATTGAAGTGAACAAGGCAAGCAACAGCCCAACGGTTGAGCCTTTTGTGAAGTGCAAGAATTTTGGTTTTTGGGGATTAACTGACTATGAAAAGACTTGGTTAACTCATGATGAGATATTAAATGTCACATGCGATATAAGCCTTGACCAATTTGACCCTGATAATACAATTGTTTGGTGTGGTGCAGATTTAGCGAGCACCTCCGATCTCACAGCCCTGAGCATGATGGTCGTGGAAGATGGAATATATTACTTCAAAACGTGGAATTTCTTACCTGAATCATCGCTTCATCAGAACATGAACCAAGAAATCTATCGGAAAGCTCGGAATGCACAACAACTCATAGTTACCAACGGCAATGTCTGCGATTATTCAGAGGTTACAAAAGTACTTCTTCAAATTGCGGAGCGCTATACAATCGGAGGGGTGTTCTATGACCAATATAATGCAACACAATGGGCGATTGACGCAACAGCAAAGGGATTGCCCCTCACTCCATTTTCTCAGGCGCTTTGGTCATTTAATAGGCCAACAAAAGAATTTGAGCGATTGGTGAAGATGGGGGCTTGCAGAATTGATAATAACATTCTTACCCGCTTTTGTTTTGATAATGTTGAACTTAAATGGGATCACAATGAAAATTGCAAGCCCGTGAAAAAAGGTGGTGCAAAGGGTGGAGCTGCAAAGATCGATTCAAGTATTTCTATGCTCAGCGCACTCGGGGGCTACTTATTACAACCCCAATTTGACACCTCAATATAATATAGAAAAAATCAATAATACCAATGAAGATATTTGGTTGGAACATATCCAAAAGGGAAAAGCGGAATTTTGAGCCGTCTATTTCTTATGAAGAAAGAATCGGGCAAGGGCTTAATACATTCCAAGACCTTTTCAATAACAACGACCGTGCACAAAACCTTTCATCGGTCTATAGGTGTGTCGATTTAATCAGTTCAACGGTGGCAAATTTGCCCCTGAATGTCTTATATATCGACAAGAAGGGAAACACTCGAGAACAAAAAAATCATCGGTTACAGAAAGTATTTGACAACATGGTGATGACAAGATACAATTTCATGAAGAAGTTGATTTCAGATGTCCTATTAAGGGGGAATGCCTTTTGTTACTTGAATCGGAATGAGCAAGGTGATGTTGTGGACATTACATATTTAGAGCCGTCTGATGTGTCGGTGTATTGGAACAAGCAAAAGCAAGAATTGTATTACCAAGTGCCTTTCTTGAATAAGGTGAAGAAGATTGAGCCTTTTGATATAATCCACTTGCAGAACAATTCAAGTGATGGAATACACGGCCAATCTGTACTTAGTTTTGCCGCTCGTCAATTACAAATTGCACACGGGGCGGAAAATTCAGCAAAACAGATATTCCAAAGTGGTGGGCAGCCCGCCCGTGGTGTGCTCTCGACGCTCAGCGCAATCAGCAAGAAACAGAAAGAGGATATCGCTAACAATTGGACGCAATCGACAAATGGTGTCTTGGTGTTGAGTGGAGATATGAAATATCAGGCGTTGAGTAGTAATGCAGAAGAAATGCAGCTCTTAGATTCTCGCAAATTTAATTCAATCGAGATTTGTTCATTCTTTGGTGTACCGCCGTCGTTGCTTGGCCTTGGAGATAAAACGTCCAACGTTGAGGACTTAATGAACTTATTCCTTACAACCACGATTCAGAACTACATTTCAATGATAGAACACGAGTTCAGTCGCAAGATGTTCAGCCCTCAAAGTCAAGGCCGATATAAGATAGATGTCGATGAAAATTCAATGCTTAGAATGAGCAAAAGTGCTCAGGCAAACTATTATTCAACGCTCTTGCAGAACGGTTGCCTTTCAATCAATGAAGTTAGAAATGAATTGGGCTATGAAGCAATAAAAGACGGTGATAAACATATTATTGCTTACACGGATATAGAACAGAACACGATAAATAATTCAGACACACAAGAAGAAGAAAATGAAGGAACAGAAGGAAATTGAGAAAAGAGGTGGTGAACTTCAAATTGAAGTGAGTGACCGCCTTGTATCAGGCTATGCGGTCATTTTTGAGACATGGAGCAACGACCTTGGTTTTTATGAGAAGATATTGAAGGGCGCAATTACAGAAGAAACAATTAAACGTTCAGACGTTATTTGCAAGCTCAATCACGACGACCAAAAGGTATTAGCACGTTCCAAGTATGGAGAAGGCAGCCTTATATTAGAAGTGGACGAGAAAGGCCTAAAATACACGTTTGAAGCTCCAAAAACACAATACGGGGATGAACTCTTGGAATACCTTAGACGTGGTGATATTACGGGGAGTAGCTTTGCGTTTACAATAGCTGAGGGTGGTGATGAATTTTCTTATCAGTGGCCTTTTGATAAAGACGCAGATCCCGTTCTTTGCCGTGAAATTTCAAAGGTTGATTTATTATTTGACGTTAGCCCCGTTTTTACGCCCGCTTATGAAGCGACAAGCGTTCAGAACAAGCGGAAATTGGAAGAGGTTGAATTGAAGAGCACTGAGATAAACAATATCATGGACGCGACGATAAAAGAATTTGAGAATTTGTAATCCAAACGTTGTAATTATCACGATAAGAGACTATTTATATTATATGAGAAGCACATATCATATTAAACAAGACATAGAAGAGAAACGGAAATTGAAGGAACAAATCGTTTCAGAAGTCCGTGAAATCTGCGAGAAGCGGAAATTGGAAATCCGTTCATTCTCTCATGATGATAAAATGAAGATGGATAATTTCCGCAAGGACATTTCTAATATCAACGAGGAAATCAATGAATTAGAAACAGAACTCAGAACCAAAGAAGAAAATTATAATTATAATAACAATACAGAGAAACAAATGGAAAAGAAAAATTTTTCTTTGCTCAAGGCTATTAGAGCAATTAGTGAAAACAGAAGTTTAGACGACATTTCACAAGCGGTGGTTTTAGAAGGTCAGGCAGAAATGAGAAATCGTTCCCTCTCGTTGGTGGGTCAAATCCAATTACCCACCGCCGTTGAAGAGCGTGCAATCACTGTTCAAAGTGAAGGTGAAGACGTTGTCGCTACAAATTTACTTGATGTTATGTCCTCATTGAAGGCCAAATCTGTACTCGTTCAGGCAGGCGCAAGAGTACTCGAGAATCTTACGGGTGATGTTCAATTCCCGTTATCTTCTTCTGCAAATTGTAGTTGGGAGGGAGAAACAAGCGAGACGGCCGCAACTGATATGACATTCACCCACGTGAAATTATCTCCAAAGCGTTTGTCTTGCGTTGTAGACGTTTCCAAGCAATTCTTGTTACAAGATTCCGCAAGCGCTGAGCGTGTAATCCGTGAAGAGATTCTTTCAGCTATCAACAGCAAGTTAGAAAAAACGTTCCTCGGTGCTGAACAAGGCACAAACACCATGCCCCAAGGCCTTTTCTATAATAACGGAACACCCCTCACAGAAGTATCAAAGTTCAAAGACCTTACAGACCTTGAAGCTGATGTTGAGAATGCAAATGTTGATGGCAAAGTTGTGTATCTCCTTTCCCCAAAATCTAAGGGTGCATTGCGCAACATGGTGAAGGGTGATAAGACGACAAATCTTGTATATGAAAACGGCGCAGTTGATGGAACGGAAGCCCTCAGCACAAGCAACATTGCAGAAAAACGCTTTGCCTATGGTGATTTTTCTAATGTTGTAATTGCCAATTGGGGTAATTTGGATATTACTGTTGATCCAATGACAAAAGCAGCACAAGGCCTTGTGCGTTTGGTAGTAAATTTCTACTGCGACGTGAAAGTGCTTAGACCTGAAACAATTAAGGTTGGTGCATTGAAATAAGATTCATAACGATAAACAGATATGGAAATTACATTAGATGAACTCAAACAACACCTGAACATTGAAAAAGATTGGAATGGAGAAAATGAGTATCTCCAATCCCTTCTTGACGCGGCAAAAGTCGTTGTTCAAAAACATATCTGTGAAGATGATATTGATGGTATGAGTGAGGAGCAAAAAAAGCCCCTTGCTCATGCCATTAAATTACTTGTTGGTACATGGTATATGAATCGTGAGAGTTTATCCAATCTACAAAAAGGGAATCACTCTTATGAATACATTCTCTCATTATATAAGAATTATAACGGTTGATAGATATGTTTGCGGGTAAATATAGTATGGCACTGCGAGTGGGCACGGCTGATTTTCAGGATGAACAAGATGAGACGGCGCACTCACCTAACGTTAAGGGTGCACCTTTTGATTGGAAAGGCGCGGGATATAGCCAACGGACTATTAGGCCAAAGAAAACGTTGGAAGATATGAAGGTGATATTTTGTCGTGAAGTAAAAGACAACCCCTCCAAATATGGTGAATATGGACAAGCTATGCGCCCAATCACAAGTAGATTATTTGCGGTGCGAGATTATCATGATTACAGCTATATTTCAGAGGGCAAAATCGTTCAACTGTTGAGCTCAAAGGTTTTAAATCAAAAAACGGAAGAATATAGCAACACCTATCGAGTGGTTGAGATTCAGCACAAACCTGAGTTGAAAGAATTTTGGTTGTATGTTGATAGGACGCAAAACGGTATAGAATATTTCTAAGTATGAAGTTAGCAATCACAGTAATAAGGAACACGGCAAAGAAGTTCATTTCTGATATACAGAAGGAAAGTTTGAAAGCAAGCCGCAAAGCAATAAATAAATGTGGGTTGAATCTCAGGAATGAGGTGAGAAAGAATCTCCGTTCATCAGGCATTCATATAACCGACGCTCGCAAAAACAAAAACGGCAAGCTCTACAATGATAAGATATTACAAGGCGTGAGAGCGGGGAAAACATTCCGCAAGGACGACAAAGGATTTGCCCGCTACGTTAGGATTACAAAGAATCGCAGAAATCCAAAATCGGGATGGTATCGGTTAGGTTGGCTCAATGCGGGCACGCAACAACGTTTCAGAGAGAACGGCGGAAGGACGGGTTCAATGATTGGAGCGCATTTCTACACCGACGCCCTTGCAAGTTATCAATCCAAATTTGGACAAGAGTATAACAATGAAATGAATAAGGCCTTGGCCAAATTAAAACAGTAGAACAACGATGATAAACACTTTCTATTTAGCGGGTCTCATAAGTCATAATCTGATAATGGCAATATGGACAAATGAGGACAATGTACAAACCAAGAAGGGAGCTGAGGAAGATGAGCCACAGTTTAATATATATCCGTGCGTTGCATTCCCAAGTAACGATAATTCAAGGAATCAGCGTTGGATCACTTTCAAAAGGATAAGCACCACCCCAAGTTATAGCAAAGATGGGCTTGTATGTGATAAGGTGGAATTTGAAATCAACGTTTGTGCGGGTAGTTACTCGGAAACGTGTGTATATGCCTCTTATATCAGACATCATTTTTGCCAAGGAGACGTTTTGCGAGACACTTATAAAGTTGAGGAAGCGCACACATTCTTAAAGCATTGCCGCCTTGAAGACGCAAGCGAGGGTTTTGAGCAAGACGTTTACATACAAACGCTCACATTCAGTGGAGAAGTCTATTTCACGGAAAAGAAAGAACAACCAACAACAAAAACAGAAGATTAAAATAATAAATTTATTATATACACAATTATGGCAATAGTAAATGGTTCAGACCTTATGTGCTTCAATGGGCAAAACAAGTCGCTCGTTGGCGTTGCAAAAGACCACAAATTAGATTTGAAGGCCACCACGAGTGAAATTTCAAGCAAAGATCACGGCCTTTGGAAAAGTACAGAAGTAACAGGTTTTGAATGGAATATCAGCACAAGCGCTTATTATACTGAGGATTATGATAAGATGGTTGAGTTGATGTTGAAGAGACAACCAATCGATGTTGTTTTCACGGTCAAGAAAGAAAACGACCCACAAAAAAGCGTGATTGACGGGGATTATAATTCTTGGACGCCCGCCGCGGGTGGTTGGATGGGTAAGGTACTTATTACCTCAATTTCTGCCTCGGCCACAGATGGTGAAGTGGCTACTTATGACCTTGAATTACAAGGCGTTGGGGCATTAAAAAAGCGCACGGTGGCGGCCTGAGAAAAAATAATTTGGCAAATTGGTTTGGAAATTGAACCAAATCGGAGTATGATATTGAAGCACGAGGGAAAGTCCCTTGTGCTTCTAACATTTTTAATTTATATATATATGAACAAAAAGTATTTTGGCCTCATTATTAGAGGAATTGATTACAACATTGGTTTCAACGTGCACGCTTTGC